TGAGGATGATTGAGATTGATGAGCCAGAAGTCTGGCAACCATCATCGAGCGATCTAGTCACTAAGATCAGGCCAACCATTCCGCAATACGATTACATCTACAGTCAGGCAAAGTTCCCGGCATTTGTTGCGGGGTTTGGTGCTGGTAAGACTGAAGCGGCGATCCTGCGCTGTATCTTTGGTTTACTCGCCAATCCATCTTGCAATCGAGGGTTCTACGAGCCTACCTACGATCTGATACGAATGATTGCATGGCCTCGATTTGAGCAGATACTGACTGAGTTGAACCTACTGTATCGGCTGACCAAAAGCCCTACCAATCAGATTCATGTTGAAGGATGCGGTCACATCTTCTTCCGGTCGATGGATAACAGCACTAGAATCATTGGTTATGAACACGCAGACGCAGACATTGATGAGCTTGATACGCTGAAGAAAGACGATGCGGCATATGTTTGGCGACAGATACTATCGAGGAATCGTCAGCACAAACCCAATGGCGGCTTGAATACGATTGGTGTGACGACGACACCTGAAGGATTCAGATTCGTGTACGAGACTTGGAAACGTGACCCGAAAGATGGTTATGAGATCATCCAAGCACCGACATCGAGCAATCCACATTTGCCAGCCGGGTACATCGATTCATTGCGAGACGCTTATCCGGCTAACTTGCTAGATGCTTATTTGGAAGGTAGATTCGTCAATCTCATCAGTGGAACGGTGTACAACTCCTATGATCGGACGAGCCATGCGTCGAGTGAGACGATCCGCAAAGACGAACCATTGTTCATCGGCTGTGACTTCAACGTCACCAAGCAAGCCGCAACCGTCTACGTCCAGCGAGAAGGAGGCAGAGTCTGGCACTGCGTCGAAGAACTCATCAACATGTATGACACGCCAGAAATGATTGATTTGATTAAGTCGAAGTACGCAGGGCATGAGATATTTGTCTACCCTGATGCAAGTGGTAGCGCAAGAAAGACAGTCAATGCGTCGATGTCCGACATTGCACTGTTACAGCAAGCCGGATTCACAGTCAGGGCTAAGAAATCAAACCCAGCGGTCAGGGATCGGATCATGGCAACGAATGCCGCATTAGAGGCTGGTCGTATTCGAATCAACGCAAATGCTTGTCCTACGGTCGCATCGTGCCTTGAGCAACAGGTCTACCGGAACGGGGAGCCAGATAAAACCACTGGAGTTGATCACCAAAATGACGCAACCACTTATCCCATTGCGTATGAAATGCCGATCTTGCGCCCAGTTTCCAACGTCGATTTCAATTTTGCATTATGAGGCGTAGAATAAAAATGACCATTGAACGGGACTTTTCATCATGCCAGTGACGCAACAGCACCCAGATTATCAAAAGTATTTACCTGTTTGGACTCAGACGCGAGATGCTGTCAAAGGCTCACGGGCGATCAAAGAGAAGAAATATGAATATCTGCCTGTTCCAGATAATCAATCAGGCGATGAGCGCAAGGGAACTCAGACGCTCCGATACCGTCAGTACATCAAACGTGCGCTATTCACTAACTTTACAGGCAGGACTAAGAACGCTTTAGTCGGTGCGGCATTCCGTAAAGACCCTGTATGTGAGCTACCAGAAGGGCTTGACTACCTCAAGATGGATGCAACAGGCGATGGTTTAAGTCTCAGTCAGTTAGCCAAAGACGAGTTGAGCAATCTGTTAGAGACGGGTCGTACCGCATTCCTAGTTGATTATCCACAAGCACCAGATGGGCTTACGGTTGAACAGACTGAGATGCTTCAACTCAAGGCGGCAATCATTCCTTATACTGCTGAACAGGTGGTCAATTGGAAGACTGAAAGCATCAACGGTCGCAAGATGTTGGTTCTGTGCGTGTTGTCTGAGTCCTATTTGAAAGAATTAGATGAGTTCTCTTCCGAAATTGAGACGCAATATCGCGTTCTACGGCTGAAGGAAGAAGGTTATTCCCAACAGTTATATCGAGATGACGTTCCGGTCAGTGAAGAGATGTTCCCTCGCAAGGCTGATGGATCGACTTGGGACATCATCCCTCTGGCATTTGTTGGAGCGCAGAATAACGATGTGACTGTTGATGAAGCTCCGCTGTCAGATATTGCCGATGTCAACATTGCTCATTATCGCAACTCAGCAGACTACGAAGAATCGTGCTTCCTGACGGGTCAACCCTCGCTGTTCATTACCCACAGTCTGTCACCAGAACAATTCAAGGCATTCAATCCACAAGGCATCAAGCTAGGGTCAAGGGCTGGTCATGTCCTCGGTGAAACTGGCTCGGCTACGCTGTTACAGGCTGATCCAAACAATATGGTGATGGATGCAATGCGCTCGAAAGAATCTGCAATGGTCATGATTGGCGCGAGGATCATTACTGACAGGGCAGGAAATGAGACAGCAGAAGGCGCAAGGATTCGATTCGCTAGTGAAAACTCTGTTCTTGGTGATCTAGTCAACAACCTGAGTAGAGGAATCCAACAGGCGATTGATTGGGTCGGTGAGTTTATGGGCGTTGATACTGAAGAGGTCGTGTTCCAGATCAACAATGAGTTCTACGACAAGTCGGTTGATCCTCAGTTGATCATGTCAATGGTCACCTTGTTAGATCGGTCGATTGTCGCAGAGCAAGACATATTCGACAGGCTGAAAGCGGCTGGCGTGATCGCACCAGAGCGAACTTTGGAAGAGGTGCAGGACGAAAGAGGTGTTGCCGCACCGATGGCATTGGAAGTAATCAATGGTTAGCAAGGTCACAACAAAGTCAGGTCGGAAGATTCCAGCCAAGTATTTATCAGGGCTGACAGGTGAGGCCAGACGTAAAAGGCTCGCCCAGTTAGAGAAGATGCAGAAAGAAGGTCGATTGCTCGGTGAGTTAGCTGGCGACAAGGATTCCAAAGGTAAGCGTAAGAAGACACCCGAATCCCCATACACAAAAGCATTCAGGAGGCGTTTCGGTGGCAGTAAAAATAAATGAAAGCACAAAGAAGGCTTTGCAGAACAAGGCAAAGAAATCAAAGGCTCCATATTCTGCGCTCAAACAAATTTATGATAAGGGAGTCGGAGCCGCTGTCACCTCTGGCAGAAGGCCGGGAGTCTCTGTCAGCCAATGGGCAATGGCACGAGTCAATTCGGTCTTAACAGGTGGCAAGGCTAGATCAGTTGACTCTAAGCAATGGGAAGCAATCCAAAAGCATCGTAAGAATCTGAGAGGTAAATAGTTATGGCGGCAGGAGTAAAACATTATTTCCGCGATGGGAAGCCGTTTACAGGTAAGACTCACAAGGATGCATCTGGTCGGGCGATGTCCGGTGCGCGGCATTCCAGCACGAGCAAATATCTATTCCATATGAGCGAGCTATCGGCAACAGCCAAGAAACGAGCAAAGAAGTAATGGCAAAAGATCCAAGACTTACAAAGTTCAATCTTGAGGGCTTCAACAAGCCGAAGAGAACTCCGAAGCATCCCGAAAAGTCTCATGTCGTGCTTGCCAAGCAAGGCGAGAAGGTCAAACTCATCCGATTTGGTCAGCAAGGTGCTAAGACATCAGGCGCACCGAAAGCCGGAGAGTCAGAGGCAATGAAAGCAAAGCGGGCATCATTCAAGGCTCGACACGCCAAAAACATAGCCAAGGGCAAGATGTCAGCCGCATTCTGGGCTGATAAAGTTAAATGGAGCTAATGTGGATGACGATCTGTTTGACACGCTTACTCGGCATCAAATATTCATCCAGCGGTTAGCTGGTGGTCAGGTCAACGTAGTCGGTTCGGAACTTGAGAAGCTCATAGCTGAAGTTGAACGCAAGCTAGAGGGCGATCTGACAGAGTTCCAACAGTTCCGATATCAGCGAATCCTAGATGACCTCAAGATTTATGCCGCAGAGGTATATCAAGAGATCGGAGCCTCAACAGAGGATTTTGCCAATAACTTTATTCAATATGAGTCAGAATTCAGCACAGCCGCATTCACGCAAGCTACTGGAGTCGATTTCGATCTACCCAACCCTGTACAACTCCGATCCGCATACCTGACTGATGTCATGGCTTTACAGCCCGGTCGATCAGCTAAATCATTCGGTCAGTTGATGAGTTCTTTTGGTCAGCAAGCACAAGGCCAGTTCTTGCAAGTCTTGCGCGATGGGTTTGCATTAGGTCGCACTTCACCGCAAATCGTAAATGACATCAAGGATCATGTCAGTCTCAAGAAAGATCAGGTCAAAACGCTGATCAGGACAGGGACTAACCATCTAGCAGTCCAAGCCAGAAACAGAACCTTGATGGAAAACCGAGACATACTCGATGGATACCAGTGGGTCGCCACTCTCGATAGCCGCACTACGTTCATTTGCATGAGTCGAGATGGTTTGATCTATCCGATATCTAACAACGACGACAGATCACCGAAGCCGCCAGCCCACTTTGGCTGTCGCTCTACGATTGTCCCCAAGGTGAAGAAGGAATTTGAACTCGATGTTGATGGTCAAAGAGGTGCGGTTGGATCGTCAGGTCGGGGTGTAGTCAGTTCAAAACTCAACTATGAGCAATGGTTACGGAAACAATCCAAAGAATTCCAGATTGAGGTGCTAGGTAAACAGCGTCAACGCCTGTTCGCTCAACAGCGTTTGCCACTGTCACGATTCATCGACAGCGATGGCCGCACTCTGACACTGCAAGAGTTGAGAGATAGAGACATCACATTCAATCAAACGACGATCCAACAGGCGATCAGACCCACTTTGCCAGACCCTGAAGCACCGACATTTACCTTCAGACCAACATCAGAAATCAAATTCAAGACACCAAAAGAAGCCAGAAAACGCCTCAAGGCATATGTCGAAGAGGGTAACGCAGATCCTCGGCAATACTCAGATACGCGATTCCGAGGCAAAAAGAATTGGGGTTCCGTCTCTAGATTCGATGATGATATCGCGGTTGCTACTGAAGCCTGTTTAGAAGATATGGACAACCTGTCTCGATTGTTCAACATACCTAAACTCAGAGCAATCCAAACGAGACGATCAAAAAGAGTCAACGCCTCAATGGGTGACGCAACCCTTTCCATCAATCAGAAAAACATGGGTAGAAGAGTATCTGGAATAGCGGATAGCACAGACGGGCTTGGTGGGCGTAGGTTGGCAACCAATCGATCTGCATGGAATCAAGGAGATGCTGAAAATAAACCTTGGAGTGTCGCAAGTTATCAAGAAACACGATTCGACACTTACAGATCAACTATTATTCATGAGTTTGGTCACCATGTTCACCAGACCTATAAGTTTAGCCCCACCAAATTCAATGAGAGATTAGCTACACGCGAGTGGAATAACTTCAGTCCGATAGAACAGCGCATGAATAAATTGTGGAGGAGTTCGCGGAAAGAGTTACAACAAACATCACCAAGTCAATATGGAGAGACCAAGACAGTTGAGTGGTTTGCTGAAAACTTCAGTGCTTATTTTATGGGACAGAAGCAACGATGTAGCCCCAAATTTATTGAATTGATAGAGGACATGATTGCAAATGCTTACAAGTGAAGAACAGAGTATCATTACCCAAATCCGAGAGATTCTTGATAAGTCTGATAATATTAGCAATGAAGATTTAGATATCATTCGGGGCTTGCTACCAAAGCTACCAGAAGATATTCAAGGCGATTATGGTGAGATATTCACGTTGATCGGACAAGGCATAGACTTATAACGCGGCAGAGCCGCAACCACGCAAACTAGAGGTGACGCATGGAAACTACTAACGAGCTACCAATTGAAGACGCAGACAAGTCAAAACTGCAAAGTGACATTGACTCAACGATTGAGGCAAAAGTACAAGAGAGGTTAGACCAAGAGATTGCTGGTCTAAAATCGAAAAACGATGAATTGTTAGCTGAAAAGAAGGCGATTCAAAAAGCAAAGGAAGAATCAGATGCCAAAGCACGTCATGAAAGGGAAAAGCAAGCCCAAGAAAACGGCCAATACAAAGAACTCTATGAAAGCCAAAAAGCAGAAAATGATTCGCTCGGGGTACGGCTCAAAGAGATGATGGAAAACCAGCAACGACAGACCATCAAGTCTGAGGCGTTGCGACTTGCAGGTACGTTGACAAAAGACGTTCAAAAGGCCAAACTTCTAGAAAAGGAGATCAGCCAGAGGCTGACCCTTGTAGATAATGAAATCCGAGTAACTGACGATAACGGTCAGTTGACGGTGTCATCTTTGGATGACCTGAGTGCTAAGATAAAAACGGAATATTCGTTTTTAGTTGACGGCATTCAATCTCAGGGTGGCGGGGCTACCCGAAGCATTGGCGGGGCTAGTGTTGAAGTTCAAGAAATGAGCCGGAGCCAGTTCGATGAATTGTCGCAAAAAGACAGAGCCTTATTCGTTCGTGGCAAAGGGAAAATTGTAAACGAATGAAGGAGTAGCCCCACATGGCTAACGTATTAACAGACCTCGCCGCCGATATTTATGTAGCGGCTGACGTAGTAGGACGAGAGCTTGTTGGCTTCATTCCTGCTGTTACAATCAACGCAAATGGTTCAGAACGTGCCGCAAAAGGTGACGTTGTACGAGCCGCATTCACCCGCGAATCCACTGTTGGTGATGTCACCGAATCAATGACCATTCCTCAAGGGACTGATCAGACGGTTGACAACAAGACACTGACGATCAACAAGTCTCGCGCTGTCCAAATCCCATTCACTGGTGAAGATGTTCTCCACTTGAATAATGGTGTTGGATACGAAACAGTCTACGGTGACATGATCGCTCAAGCGATGAGAGCTTTGACGAATGAGATGGAAGTTGAGATTGCTACACAGGCAAAGAACTCAGCGTCTAGAGCTTTCGGTACGGCTGGCACGACACCATTCGGGTCAAACTTCAACGAGGTTGCAGAGTTACGACAGATTCTTGTCGATAACGGTATGCCGCCTAATGACGGACAAGCAAGTCTGGTCTTGAATACCTTGGCTGGAACAAACCTACGTCAACTTGCAACATTGCAATCAGTCAATCAGGCTGGCAACGATACGCTGTTACGCCAAGGCACTTTGCTTGATTTGCAAGGTTTAGCCGTTCGTGAGTCAGCGCAAGTGCAAGCGCACACCAAAGGTGCTGGTACTGGCTACGACATCAACAACGGATCAGGCGAAGTCGTTGGTCAAACAACTCTGACCCTAGACGGTGGTACTGTGAACACGACAGGCATCATCGCTGGAGATATCGTCACGTTTGCTGGTGACTCAATCAACAAGTATGTTGTCAATACTGGATTGGTAGCCACTGGTGGTGATATCGTGATTGGTTCGCCCGGTATCCGATCTACTGTAGCTGATGCGACTGAGATGACGATTGGTAATGACTACACAGCTAACGTAGCCTTCCATCGTCGAGCGATTGAGCTTGCAGTTCGCGCTCCGGCAGTACCGGAAGGTGGAGACAATGCTGATGATTCGATCACGGTGCAAGACCCTAATAGTGGAATCGTTTATGAAATTCGATTCTATAAAGGATATCGCAAGGCCATGATTGAAGTTTCTGTAGCGTTTGGCGTGAAGTGCTGGAAACCAGACTTTATCGCAACTCTGCTAGGCTAAAACCAGACGGGGGCTTGTCCCCCGTTTTACTTGAGCCGATTCGTGGAGTTCTGCTAGTTCGCCCGAGTCGGTTCAACTAAAGGAATAAATGATGGCTGAATCAAAAACCAAGAAAGTCGTTGAAGACGAAAACCCAAACCTCGTCACGCTAGTCGATGATGACGGTCGTATCGTTAAAGTCGATCCATGCATGGTCGATGCCTACAAGACTAACGGCTTCAAGGAGCAGAAAAAATGAGCCTTGTGGTTGAGGATGGATCTGTCGTCAGTGGTGCGAATACTTACGTTTCACTGCAAAACTTTAAGGATTGGGCTACGTTAAGAAACCTGACTTACGGTAACGATGCGTCAGTGACTCAATCGATCTATCGCGCTATGGATTTCTTTGAGCGTCAAACTTTTATCGGATTCAAGGCAAACGAAGACCAACCTTTGCAGTGGCCTAGGACGGAAGCCATGATCGATGGTTACTATGCCGATGCCACTGAGATACCTAACGATGTCAAACTCTCTCTGTATGAGGCAATCTTTGTTCAGGAGTCAGGCAACAGCCACTTGAACACTGAGGATCGGAAGACTTTACGAGAGAAAGTTGGCGATATTGAGGTTACCTATGCAAACAACAGCGAGAACCGTGTAACCACTCCGGCTCTGACATTTGCACTCAGCAAGATTGTACGACCAGCGTTTGAGGTGATGAGGTCGTGAGCTTTTCATACGATACGCTAGAGAAGAAAGCGACATCGTTAATCAAGAGTTTCGGACGAGAGCTTACATTTACCAGAACGTCCAAAGGCTCATACAACACCGCAACAGGTAAGACGAGTGATTCTACTAGTACGTTTAGCAAGTTTTGTTGTGTGTTCAACTACAATGATGCAGAAATAGATGGAACTACAGTACAGCAAGGTGATCGACGCATCCTATCAGAGCCGCACACTTATGTCCTCAATGACACAGTATCTCTGGATAGTAAGGTGTTTCGGGTCATAGGAATCAATGAGCGCAAACCATCTGATACTTTGGTTTCAGTCGATCTACAGGTGAGAGCATGAGCCTCGGTCAAGATTTAAATCGGTTCACAGTCAAAGTGACAGAAGCAAGTGAAGAGAAAATACGAGGGAACTTGCTATCCTTCACAAAACTTGTGATCGAGCAAACGCCCGTGGATACGGGAAGATTGCGGGGTAACTGGCAATCGAGCATCAACCAAGCCAAACTCTCACAGATAACAACACAGCAAAAAGGGCTGAGTGGTGCGGCATCAAACCAAGCGCAAAAGGCACTAGCTCAGTTTGAACTTGGAGATATTTTCTTCTTCACTAATAATCTGCCCTATGCAAGAGCCGTTGAGTTTGGCCTGTACCCTAACCCTCCAAAAAAAGGCGAGGGCAAGACAGTCGGTGGATTCTCAAAACTCGCTCCGCAAGGCATGGTAAGACCATACTTTCGCGCACTTGTTCGGGCTTTGCAGTCGTGAGTACCGTATTCAACGATGTCCAATCCGCGCTCGATGCTCGACTAGCAAGTATGTCCGGCAGTTTGGATATCGCGTTTCCAAACATTCCATACGAACCAGCGGCGAATGAAAGTTATCTCAGAGCGAATTTTCTTCCGGCTGAT